TGACATAGACGGTGCTGTACAAATTGACAATACTATAACTGTCGGTGCTAACGATCAGGGTTACGATGTAATTCTTTATGGTGATACTGCATCAGCAAACATGACTTGGGATACATCAGCAGATGATTTAATTTTAAACGGAGCTGCTGGATTAGTTGTTCCAGATGGTCAGCTTACTTTGGGGAGTGTGGCTTTAACATTTAAAGATGAAGATAACATGTCCTCAGACAGTGCTTCTTCTATTGCTTCGCAACAATCAATTAAAGCATATGTAGATTCACAAGTAACAGCACAAGATTTAGATGTTACATCAGATAGTGGTACAATAGATATAGATTTAGACAGTGAAACCTTAACTATAGCTGGTGGCGAAGGTATTGATACATCAGCAACTGGAACAACAGTTACGATAGCAGGAGAAGATGCTACAACTAGCAATAAAGGTGTAGCTTCATTTAGTTCTGATAATTTTGCTGTATCTAGTGGTGCTGTCACGATTAAAGACGGTGGGGTTGTAACTGCTGAACTTGCAGCCGATGCTGTAACAGGGGCTAAGATAGCCGATGACGCTATAGATTCCGAACATTATACAGACGGATCAATAGACACTGCACATCTAGCAGCCGATGCTGTAACAGGGGCTAAGATAGCAGACGATGCTATAGATTCCGAACATTATACAGATGGCTCAATAGACACTGCTCATCTAGGTGATTTACAAGTTACAACTGCTAAAATAGCAGCCGATGCAATCACTGGTGCTAAGATAGCCGATGATGCTATAAATTCTGAACATTACACAGACGGATCAATAGATACTGCTCATATTGCTGATGCTCAAGTTACATTAGCGAAAATAGCTAACCAAGCTGCGAATACTGTATTGGTGAGAGACGCTAACAGTTCTGGTGTTGTTTCTGCAAAAGCAGTTACAGATACACAAATACTAATAGGTGATGGAACTGGATTCACTGCTGCTGCATTGAGTGGTGACGTTACTATGACAAATGCTGGAGTAGTTACGATAGCAAATACTTCTGTAGAAACTGCTATGATTGCAGCCGATGCTGTAACAGGTGCAAAAATTGCAGATGACGCTCTAGATTCAGAGCATTATACTGATGGATCTATTGATGAAGCTCATTTAGCAGATGATGCCGTCACGGCAGATAAGTTAGCAGCGAATGCAGTTGTCAATGCAAGTGTAGCTTCGGGAGCAGCAATAGCTGATACTAAATTAGCACAATTGACAACAGCAGGGAAAGTAGCACTAACTGCATTAGAAATAGATGGTGGCACAGATATAGGTGCTGATTTAACAACTTCTGATCTGATTATTGTTGATGATGCAGGAGCAGGAACAAACAGAAAAGCTGCTCTATCAAGATTAATAACATTAATGAATGCTCAAGGGTTTAGTAGTGAAGACCCCACAGCATTAGCTATAGCTTTGGGATAATATAAAGGAGAAAATAAATGGCAGATGACGCTACAGTAACAATTCAGGCAACTATACTACCTGATGAAATTGCTAAAACAATATCAGGGAGCATGACTGTTACACCAGATGATGCAAATGATAAATGGTATTACAAACTAACTTCTTGTACAGCAACAAGCACAGATTTAATTGCAGGGTATTTTTTAGATTATACTGCTGTTGATGATGACACAGCACCCACAGCAGTCCATGCAAATGATAAAGTAAAGTTTCTTTTAGTTAAAAACACTAGCACAGGAGATGGTGTATATCTTGTATTTGATGGAGGCACTGCTGCTAATGATGTTGCAGATGGTGTGTTTATCGGACCTTCTCAAACATGGTTTGGAAGATTACCTAATACAACAGTTGGAAATTTACATGCCATATCGTCAGATATAGGTGATACAGGTGACGCAGTAGTTAATCTAATAGTGGCAGCTCTCATAGATGATGTAGCATAGGAGTAATTAATGGCTAATACCTTTTTAAATGCTGTCTTTGATGGAAGTAACACTTCTGCTAGTACAGGAATGAATATCTATACAGCAGGTTCAACTGTAACATCAACAGTTGTTATAGGACTAACTTTATGTAATACAGGTACTAGTCAAATTTCAGCAAATATTAAACTAAGTGCAGGACAAACAGTGTTTCTTGCTAAAGCAATTCCTATCCCTGTAGGTAGTAGTTTTGAATTCATGGCAGGAAATAAAATTATTATGAAAGCTGGACATACTTTAACTGTTTCTTGTGATATTGCTAATAGTTTAGATACAGTATTAAGTATTATGGAGATAACACCCTAATGGCATATATAGGAAATAATGTACCTGCTAATTTTCAATCTCTACCTTCAGTAGTCAGATTTAATGGTAATGGTTCAACATTAACCTTTGCTTTAGGTAGATCAATATCTAATGTGCAATCAATAATAGTATCAGTAGATGGTGTTGTGCAAGACAGTTCTAGTTACACTGTTCCTGATGGGTCTACTCTTACTTTTGGTTCAGGTGATGCACCCTCAAGTGGAACAGGTAATGTTTTTGTATATTTTCTTGGATTAGCTGCAGGAAATGTAACCCCTGCAGAAGAGAACAAAGGTAACTTTAAGAATGGTGGTATGTTTAGACTTAACGCACAAAGTTTAACTATTGATACAACAATACTTGCTACAGAAAACGCACAAGTTACTGGAACATTTACAATAGCAGATAGCGTTACATTGACTGTCAATAGTGGTGGAAGGTTGGTGGTATCGTGAGTACAATTAAAGTAGATACAATACAAAAAGTAAATGGTTCAGTGCCAAAACCAACTGATTTAGGGTTGAATGTTAGTGGTCATGTTATACAAAGTGTAATTAATACGTCTACATCAACTGTCTCTTCTTCTTCAACTAGTGCTTCTGACTTAATTACTGCTTCGATAACTCCTCAATTTACTGATAGTGTAATACATATTGAAGGATATGTTAGTAGGATGCAAGTAGTAGTTGGTGGTAGTAATGCTTTTGCTAGTTTGTATATAACAGACTCCTCAGACAGTGCTATTACAACAGCTGTTCTTGGTTCTGCGATTGCTAATTCTTCTCCTATGTCTGTATTCGGCACGGATAGCCCCTCTTCAACCAGTTCACAAACGTATAAACTTCGTTTATCAACTGCGTCTGGAGGTACAACAAGCACAGGTACAGATGGTCAGCGTTATACAATTAAACTTACGGAGATAAGAGCATAATGAAAAAAGTAATTGATGCAATAAAAGCTATTAATCCTAAAGCTGAAGTTGTTGTTAGAGGAGACGATATAGATAATTGTAAAATTGAATGGTTAGGGGGAACATCAGAAATATCTAAAACAGATATAAAAACTAAAATGTCATCAATAGCATATGTAGAAAAAAGACAAGAAGAATATCCTGCAATAGCAGAACAGTTAGACATGATGTATCATGCAGGTGTGGGTGGAGATACATTTCAAGCTGCAATCAAAGCTGTTAAAGACAAGTATCCGAAAGGTTAGAGATGAGTACAGTAATCCTAGACACAATCACAGGCAAGTCCACTGCAACAACCATAACCATTGGCTCAACACCTGTAGTAAGTGCAAGTGCAAACTCTATGACTATTAGAGGTGAGGGTTCAGCACAGACAAGTATTCAACAAGGATTATGTAAAGGATGGATTGCTTATGCACTAGATTCAACAAGTCCAGTAGTTGCTGATTCTTTTAATTTTTCTGTGCAATCAGATAATGCAGCAGGAGATACAACTTATGCTATTACAAGTAACATGGCTACAGCAGAAGGATATACTGTAAGTGGTAAAGCTGCTCCAGCAGGTGATACAACAGCTTTTGTTTATAGTCCTCAACCATTACAAGATGGCTCTGTTACAACAAGTACTTTAAGAATAACTGCAAACCATGCAGGAGCAAGTGCTTCAGGTTCTCAAGACCTTAATTATGTATCAAATAATATACATGGAGACCTAGCATAATGGCAAACGGAACAATAGCATTTGATACATTATCAACATCTGATTCAGTTAAGTCTGGTACAGTTAAGTCTGTTGATACAAGTTATGTTTTTAATGGTGTTGCTAAAGTATGGTGGAGTTCTAATGATGTTACTTTAAAAGATGATTTTAATATATCTACTTTAACTGATGTGGCAGGTTCAACGTATGATTTTAACTTTACTAATAATATGGCAAATGATGACTATGCCTATCCTTGTGCCACACTTAATACAACAGGAAATGATATAATATTAACTACTGGTGTGCTTACTACTAGAGTTAGACAAAAAGGTATTGGTTCTACTGATGGTAGTGCAGGTGATACTCAACCATCAGGTGCAGTATTTGGAGATTTAGCATGACAATAGAAACACCAGAATTTCAAGGCACACATCTTTGGGAAAGATTGTGTTGGGCGAAAGAAAAGCTAGAGCCTTATAGAACAGAGTATTGTGTCGTATGGGAAGATCCTGAAGAACCTGATGCACCTGCAAAAGTAACGCACCCAGATCCTAATTGGATGGCTTGTGCATTACAGGGTGGCATTTTACCTCCAGTTGAGGCATACTGGGAGTTAAAGAAGGATGAGGCAAAACCAGATTTTGTTAAACATACAAGAGGGTATTTGCTTCACAATACAAAGCCTATTGAGGCAATGACAGAAGAACGAGCTATAGAGTATTTAATTATGAAAGATCTTCCACAACATGTGTGGAAAGATTACGACAAAGCAAATAAACCTAGAATGGTTATTTGTACTAAACAACAGCT